TTTCATTCAAATAAGTAGTTGCATCCGACACATCATCAAATTTCTTATTTTCAATATTAGAATATGTTATGTAATATTCTTTAATTGTTTTATTGTTTTTAAGTATGTTATAAAACTCCTTAAATAGTCTTTTAAACTTATCTTTATCTGAATACGATTCAAATAAAATGTTATTTATATCTTGTTTAATTTTACCAAATGTCATAGTTGTATTTTTTATACCAATAAATATATGATAATTAAATTATAGAATACTTTTATCAATTTTTTCTATCATTTCTTTTATATCCCTATTATAACTATCTGTTTTACTTATCAACTTTTCAGTTATTAAAGGTTTATGTTTTCCGGGTATAAATGATTCTTGTGGTGCTCCCTCAGGTCCACCAACAGGAGGTGCTCCAGCACCAACTTCAGTACCTCCTTCAGGTGTTCCACCACCTTCAGTTTCACCACCAATAGGAGTTGCACCAGGTGCTTCACCACCGAATCCACCAAATTCATTACCCCCACCACCAAATTCATTACCCTCTTCAGGAGCACCCTCAGCAGGAACAGGACCACCTTCACCAGGTTTAACACCATAAATCTTATCAACCTTATCAAATACACCTGTTTTTGGTATAACCGATGCAGTATTAGCCAATTCAGCCGCTGCGGCTTTTTCAATTCTTTGTTGTTGTAAATCTAACGCAATTTCTTCGTCTGACATACCTAATATTTCTTTCTTACCCCTTACCATAGATATAGCAGAAAAACCATTACCCGCATCAGCCATTGCTTTAGAATATACATCTAATTTTTGTGACCATAATTCAATCTTTAATAATTCAGCCTGAGTTGAAGGGTTTGTTAACGCTAATGTAAAGTTATCTAACTCTTCTTCATGTCCCAACATAAATAAATGAATAATCGCAATCTTATTCAATTCTTGAATCATCGCTTTTTGTATTCTATTTACTGTCCTTGAAAATCTAATATCTAATAATGATAAGTTTTTACCATCACCCACAGCCTCACCAAAACCTAAGAAAGGTGCTGGAACTCTAATAGCCGCAAATAATTTCTTTTGTAAATACTCAATATCATCAATTGGTAGTGGTGCCGCTCCCGCTAATGTATCAATAGGACTTGCAGCATTTTCAGTTCTAACAGGAACAAACCAATCTTGGTCAATACCCGCTTGATTATATCTTAAATCAATTTGTCCTGTTTTACTATCAACAATAGGTGTTCTTTTAAACTTATTCGCTATTTTTTGAATGTATGCTTCAATATCACTATCTTCCATATTACCAACAAACACCTTGAATATTCTTCTTTCAGGTGCTCTTACAACCCTATAAATTAACATAGCATCTTCCGACATTACTAATTGTCTATAAATCCTTCTTGCTTTTTCAAGAATACTAGTGCCATAAGGAAGTTTTCTATCATCACCTAATAATCTAAAATGAGCAATCTGAAATGGTTCAAATTGTAAATCTTTTGTTTTATATTGAAATCTAATTTTCTTTTTCTTAGCAATTAAATCAGTATCCTCAAATCTTTCAATTTCAATTGTAGGTAATTGAGTACATCCAACAACCCCTTCACCGTGTTCTAAATGTAAATAAATAAAATTATCACCATATTTACAATTTGAAACAAAAACACCATTTCTAGAAAAATTACCATTTTCATCGAAAGAACAAACAGGAAAATTATGTCTATCTTGTTCGTTATTAGGTCCAACTACTTCCATACAATACACATCATCAGTTTCATTTATTTTAACAACTGACAATACTTTGTGATTTAATACTTTACTTTTTTCTTTAGTATTTTTTTTACCATAAGAAATAGCCTTAGACTTAATATAAGATTTATCTAAAGATACTTCCGGTTTAACGGAATAGATAAAATCAAAATAATCTTTATTAGAGTATCTTAATATAACTTTATTTAGTGTTGTAGGGTTAATTGACTTAGTTAAATCTTTTCTTAATTTATATGTTTTTTTAAGAATATTAATAAAATTATCGTCTGATTTGAGAATACTACTTAATTTATTTACACCTATAAAGATATTACTATTTCTTATAATATTTGATATATATTCAAAACATTCTTCATTAAAAGTAATTGTCATACCATGAATCGTTTTATTTTTAAATTCTTCAGATAACCAATTATCTAACATAGTATTTTTTCTAATAATATTATGTTTCCCATGTAAATCAGAATTATTATACTCTTCAAAATATTTAGGGTATTTACCTTTCATTTCCTCCGATAAACGTTTTTTTCTTTTATCAGATCTTAAATACCTATTAATACCAACCATTCTTTTTTCTTTAACATCTTCTCTTTTAAGAATTTCCCTACCTCTTTCACCATACATAACGTGTAATTGAGAATGATCGTTACTAGTCATTCTTTGTAAATTTTCAGGTGAATTATTTAACTTATTAAAATCTTTATGATGTGTAACATATATAAAATTATCTTTACTCTCTTCTACTAAATCCGTAAATTGATGTGATACAACACTATGAGTGTATTTATATTTACCTATTGAAGGGTCATAAACTTTTTCATAATTCTTAATTACCCTATTATCTTTTGATAACATAGTATAAAAAGGCATTAAACTATCACCCTCTTTTAACTCCTCAGCATTTATAAATGAACCATCTCTTAACATAAACGGATGATCAGGAGTTGTTTCAACATAAGTATTATCATCTAATGTAATTCTATATAACTCAGAATCTTTTCTAGTTAAATCACACCAAATAATTTTCCCAGGGACAATTTTTTTAGTTTCATCTTGTATTGAATATGTCCAAACATCACTACCATTTTTAACCTTTTCACTCAATTCTTTAATAGTTATTGTTTCACCATTTAATAATGGTATCATACTATTCTGTCTTACGGGTACGTTCCTTGTCCAAGCTTGTAAGTTAGTTTCAATATCTAATGTCTTATTAAAAAGGTCTTGAAGTATAGATCTAACCCTTTCTGATTCTGAAAATATTGTTAATACTTTACCCTGTTCAGAAGGCACACAAGCCTCTTCCGACATAATATCGAGTGCCGCTGCAATCTCAGGGAAAAATTCCATTGATTCAAAATCATAATATGCCGCCATCCTTGTTGGTTCATTGTGAATTGAACGAGCGTACATATCATTTTCAACTTTACCCCATAAATCATTTACATATTTTTGTTGTTGAAGTTCGGTTTTTGTCACCTTAAACTCTTCAGGGCTTGTTGTCACTAATAAAGGATCAACAGGTTTCTGAGGTTTACTTATTCTTCTTTTATTTTCATTATTGGGTCCTAATAATATACCCATTCTCTGAAATATCGTTAAATTTTGTTCTGCCATATTATATAAATATTTATCTTTTTTATTTCATCCCAAATAACCAACCAAATTCACTTTGAGATTGCCTTTGATTTGTTTGTCCCCCCAAAGGATTCATTTTATCTTGCATATTATATGTTGGAATACCTGTCGTGGTTGTTTCAACAGTCCAAGAATTTAATAATGATTTTATTTGTGATTCATTTTTTGTAAGTTCCTTAAATCTTACCTCACATAAGTATAATGCCAAAGCTAAAGAAAATAAACAGTCGTCATTACATCCTTTCATATGATCAGGTCTTCCAGAAACTGTCACAATAAATGTTCTCATTTCAGATAATGTTCTTTGACTTCTTACTTTGAAGCCTTGTCTTACATTCCTTTCAAATGAGTCTAATACATTCATTCTTGTTATTGATGAACCTATCACTAAACCAGCGGGTAATTCATCTTTATTGACATAACCATACATATCCTTCCCTTTATAATCATAAAAGAAGTTTTTATATCCGTATTCTTTTAACTTATTTACACAAATTAAACCTAACCCACCTGTTAAATCAGTTATCAACATAGGATTACCATACATTTCCAAATATTTCAATATAAACTCAGCAACCACATCAGGAGCCATCTTACCTCTCCATTCAAATACTTGTTCCCAAGTTTCAAAATCAACAATGGTTAAAACACTCCAATCATCAGATTGTCCCAATGAAATATCCAATCCTGCGGCATATCTATGTTCTTTTTCGGGTTCTTTAAATATCCATACCGATTTATCAAATCCCTCAACCCTAATTGGGTCAATTACATTTTCTAATTTTTGTTTATCAATATCTTCACCAGTAACAAATGTATTACCTGAACCAACAAAATTACCATCAATCTCTTGACTTACTTTTCTTGGTGAATCCATATCGGCTTTCATTCCCTCATACCAGGGTGAAGTTGGTTTCCAACCATTCCTAATCAATTCTTTCCATTCATCTTCATTCCAATTCTCAATGGTTTGATCATCCTTCAACCACGTCAATTTAACGTTATATCTTGGATCTTGATACCATTTGATTTCATTTATGACAAATGTATTTTTACCTAATGTGGAATTATTATATGTTTTCCAATATAATAAATCATTTCCATTTGGCGTTGAAATTAGAATTGCTCTACCTCCTGTTGATAAGGCTGCCATTGATGCTGTCCAAAATTCCTCAACATCAATACTATCAATATGAGCCGCTTCGTCAATAATCATTAAAGTAGGTGTATAACCCCTTAAAGCATCCATTGATGTTGCAACGGATTTAACTTCAGATTTGTTATATAATATCTTATGATACTCCGTTGTTTTATCATACATATCCTTTTTATCAACATCAAACATCCAATTAGGACATTGATTGATAAACTCATTAACTTTTTTTAACATTAAGGCGGCAGTATCCCTTTTGTTCGCAACAATAAGAACCTTCTCAGGTGATTCTTCATCGGCGAATAATAATAACCAACAAACGTAGGCTGCTGTAATAGTAGATAATCCGGCTTGTCTATATTTCAAAGCCAGATTATATCTTTCGTTTTTAAAATTGTGTAGTATTTTTTTTTGTATGTCAAACAATTTAAAAGGGACATTACCCTTTTGTGTTTGATCGTAAGTTGTTAAGTAATTTTCAATAAAATAAACATAATCTATACTACACTTTAAATATTCACTTGTAATATCATTCATATTACAATAAATAGTTAGGATAGTTTATTTTCTAAGTTATTCCTTAATACATCGTAAATAATTTTCATATTATCCAAGTCACTCATAGTTTTTTCTTTGGTAATATCTAATACAGATCTAAAGAACTCCTTCATACCAATAACTATTTTATCTTTATCTTTAGTAACATAAAAGTTTTCGTGTAAGAAATACCAGAAGTAATCTTTATGATACCCTTCTTCTTTAAACTTAATTTTTTCTTTTTTGTACTGACTTATAGTTTGTTTCCATATCCAATTAAAATGACTATATCTATCAGTATCATTCGTAATTGTATCATCACCTAAATAACTATCGTGTAATATAGATAATAACGTAATTGTAAAATCAATAAACAAATCTGTTTGTTCAACTTTTACATTTTGTTGGTTGAAAAAATCTTTTGTTTTTTCTTTAGGTAAAAACTTTCCAATATATTCTATAAAGTTTTTAGGGTTATCCATTTTAGTCATTGAATTCTTTATAAATATTTAATACCTCAGCAACTATTGGATGTCTATGGTTTTCTTTTAAAGTGATTACTTTAAATCCTTTTACTTTACCATCTAAACCTGTTAAAAACGAAAGTCCTGATTCTTTTTTATTTCTTAAATCCACTTGTGATGTATCACCACAAAGAACCATTTTACTTCTCATACCCAATCTACCAATAATCAATTCTGTTTGTGTATGAATTAAGTTTTGACACTCATCAGCAATAATAAATGAATCTTGAAATGTATGACCTCTCATATAAGCCAATGGTATCATTTGAATAACACCCTCTTTAATCATCTCATCTACCTTTTGTTTGTTAAATAACTTATAGAAGTTATTATGTAAAGGTTGAATGTATGGTTGTAATTTATCATCAGCTCCACCAGGTAAGAATCCTATTTCTTCTTTAGATACCGCTGGACGACAAATAATTATTTTTTCAATTTCCCTTCTATTGTATAAATCTAACGCTATTAAACACGCTAAAAGAGTTTTACCCGAACCCGCTTGTCCTTTAAGAACCGTTATATCATTTTCCAATATTAACCTTTTAGCTTCTTTTTGTTCAGCATTAAGGTTGATATTATACCTAATATCACCTTTAGGTTTTCTTTTTTGTGTATTAGTTGTTTTACCTGTATATTCCATATTCATAAATATTTGTTTTATATCTTTATTTTAATTAAAATGCTTTGAAAATAAAGCATAAAAAAAAACCACAAGGAATTATTGCATTCTTTGTGGCTCTTAAATTAATTATTATCATTCAGTTAGAGATATTATTGTTTTGTTAAACCTTTTACTTCGTTTAACATTTTCTTTAGAGTAGCATTTACATCTTCTTTCATAACACTTTTAGCTGCTGGCTTTGTGTTATAGTTGTAATTCATCAACTTCATTATTTTAGAAGTTTCTTCATTAATCATCTTCTTATTTTTATCAGCCAATACGATTAATTCACCCTCTTC